GCATGAGCCTTCTTGAGCATGGGACCGAGCTTTGCAATATGGGCCGCCTCTGTCTTGAATCGCTTTTCCTGTGCTTTATACTGTATTCCTGTACGTTTGAGATCGTTCCTGAGCTGTTGCTTTGCCTCGTCTGTTATACCCTTCCGCCGCATCTTGCCCTGGATCGCCAAGATCTCCGTTCCAAGTAGTTTCATCTCCGCCGAAGATTTGTATAGGGTCTTGGTGATCTTACGTTGCAGATCGGGACCAAAGGCTTTGTCTATACCGGGTGCCAATGCTTTTGAGACCTGACTCTCAAGCTGCTTGAAGAAACGGGTCTCAAGTTTGACCCCCATCTCCAAAACCGTGGCATTCGTGTTCTTCCGAGCCATTGGTTATCCTTGCTCCGAAACAGGACCAGGATGGAATACCACCTGCCGGTCATCAACCTGTTCGGTCAAATCTCGATTCTCAGCTACCACCAGCTTCCCGTCCTGCACCTGGAGATTCCCTGCATCAGGTGCCCTCTCTAGGAACTTCTCATAGATATGATCGCGGGGATGCTGTCCCCCTGCAACCCATCTCACACCCGCAGCACGTCCGGGATCACGGTCACGGAGCAGAGCCTGAAGCTGTTCGGGCGTATAGGCTATCATGGGGGTCAAGGTTTGCTGATCCCCCTGTTGTTCCTGACGTATCCGTTCCAGAACCCGTTGACGCTCCTCTTGCTCAACCTTTGACTGAGCATAGGCATTAGACACCCGTGTCTTGTATTCAGTCACCACCCGGTCGTGCCAATCCTCTTCACCAGTAACCCATTTTCGCATCTCCTCGGCCAAGTCATCTGGAGACTTCGGCCCCAGAACCTGTGCCTCCTGAGAGTTGGCTTTAGGCTTCCCGTCATCCAACAAGACACCCATCCGGGTGTAATAGAAACGGTCCATTATCGCATGGCGTCGTTCTTCCTCAGACCGATGCCTTTGTTGGTCCGCCGCATCTATCTTCTTGATTCCTTTGGGAGAAGAAGCCGACGTGACCAGCTTGAAACCTCCCCACATGGCCTCATCTTGTTGATGTAGATCCTCGGCAACATTGAAAGCCGTCCACATCTCCTGAACAGGAGTGACCCCTAGAGTTTTGGCCCCAGGCAGACCCGGAGGTCGCAAACGCCCCCCACAGGCTTTCCATTTGTATCTAGCCACTGCCTCATAGCAATATGCCTCGGCCGCCCTGATGGCTTTCCCTTGCCGATTGAACAAACCCAAGACAAGGGAGAACAATACGTCCTTGACAGGCCGGGGAAGCTCTCGAACTATTTGATAAACCCGAGGAACCGCGTGGGCCTCTCCCAACAAAACATAGCCGTCAAGGATCCAAATGGAGGTGGCGATAGCCCAATCTTTCCATTGAGCGTCCGTCCCAAGTCCAACCCTGGCTCGAAGTAGAAACAGATCACCAGAGGAAAGGGAACGGATAGAGAACTGTGTGCCCGCAATAGTGACCGGATGAGTGAGGAAGCCAGGTGAAATCAGGGACTCAGTGTCATCATAGAAATGCCCACGTTGTTCAGGTGTTGTGCGTGGGAGTGGCATCCATTACCTGCTCGCAGGTCGGAATCGAGGATTCCTCCCCAGTCCCTCCCCTGTTCGGTTCAATGGGGCCGGTCGAGCATCCGGGTTGGGGGTTGGCACCGTAGCCAACTCCTGAACAGGCATCCGATAGGTTTCGACTCCCTGTTCATTCTTGCCCACTAAAGTTGCCTGTTCCGTTTCGGACTGCTGGGCCGCCGCAATAGCAGCTTGCTTGACCCCAGAAAGAGCCGGGTTGACAAACCCCTGGGGGGGTCGCCGAATTGTCTCATGAACCGCTGAAAGGGCTGATTCGGGTTCCGGGGTAGGTGAGGGCATACCCGCCCTTCTGGCTCGAATCCGTGCATTCTCCCGTGCGATGGCATCAGCCATCGCATCAGAATCCCCTGTGTCTACAAACGAATCCTCGATTTCATCCTCGACAGACTGAGCGGGAGGCGGTTGCGGAGTAGGTGCTGGTCCCGAAACCGGGGCGGCCCCCTGACCAGGGATGATGGACTGTCTCTTCTGTGGTTGTTGTGGAACTACAGGGGATGGAGGTGGTACAGAAGCCTCCTCTGTCGAGGGTTCCTCCAAAGCAGCCACCCTCTTGATTTGCTCGGTCAAGCCACCACTCGGGGGACTGGCTGTACGCTCCTTCTCACTCTTGAGGGCCAACAACCGAGTCTCAAGACGCTCGATCTCGGCATCCGTGTCAGTTGGCTCGAACACTATCGCTTTCTCGGCATCCTTCTCAACCCTCGACAGAAGCTCATGGTATTTCCGGTAGAGGCGTCCGACGATCTGGGAACCACCAGGGAGTCGTGTCAGGAAATCCCGAACCACCTTGGGTTTGGGGATCTTGACCGAGGTGCCATTGCCCAGTTTCTCAGTGGTCTCCACGAACTTGACATCGTGCAGGTCGGTCAACCCAATCCGCACGATGGAATGGGCCAGAATTCCGATCTTGAAGCGTTCGAGGTATTCCAGGGCAACCGTCTGAGTTTTCTCCTCGGAATCCTCAACCAAAGTGACCGGCAAAGAGGCGTATTTCTGGACATCAATCTCTTCGTCGGTGTTCAACACCCGAAGAGTGATGGGAGTACCCCCCACATCAAAGGATGCTTCGCCACCGGAAAGGGCTGTCAGGGGGGCTAGAGCGGCTTCAAGGGCTTCCAAACTTATCATGCACGTCCCTCTTTCATCTTCTCAGGGGCAGCAGACAGTTTAGGACAGCCCAACTAGAGTGATCCGGCCAGTTTGGCTACATCCGTCTTGCCAACCGGCCCCGTCCCCATGGGGACGGGGCAGGTGTTAGAACCAGGTCAGCACAACGAATCAGGGTCGGGCATCCGTTCATCTGTCTATCCACGGTCCCCATGACCGGGTTTATCTGCTACCCAGGTTCACTATACCGCCTGGGATTAGACTGCTACGTTGACGGCATTGGCCGCAAAGAGACTCTGACTACTGCCACCCCCAACTCCACGACCGGCCTGTGAGATCTTATAGCCCTGTTCAGCAAACCGAATAGATCCCAACTGGCCAATGGTCGGATCGTTACCCGTGGCAAGGAACTCACCATAGACACTTGCAAAATCATGGACATCGCTCACGTCGATGTCTCCCGATTCCATGAGAAGACCCGCGTCTTTGGAGATGGTTGTAGACCAAGACTTGAACCAACATGCCTCGAAAATCGTGATGATGGCCGAATGACCCCGGTTATCCCCAGGCATTCCGCCAGCATAGTTGCCCTTCCGATTGTCCTTCGTGACCTCGGGATAGCTGATTGCCTTGACTCCGCCATCAAACTGGCCACTGGTTCCCGAATAGCCTTGATTGGGCACTCCGAGATCCGCATCAGCCAGAGTCGAGAAAACCAGTTGCATCTCGGCATCAAAAGGCCAACGATGATGGGCAAGACTACGAACCGGCCCGTCAATTCCACCAGCATAGCCCGCTGCCTGCCAGAGATTGCAAAGATAGAGGAGTGCCCGCTCCATGGTGACTGAAACCACATCAGAAATGGACGGGACAAGCTCGGCAATTTGATCACCAAAGCCGATCCCACGGATAGGCTCATTGGCCCGGCCCATCGTGGGATTGAAACTACTGGCCACCCCCATCTGATGCAAAGCCTTCGTGTCCCCATAATGAGGGGTCAGAATCCGGACCTTCTGACTGACCGCCGTGCGGGTGTTGGGGGTTGTCCCAAAATCGTACATGTAGGACGTACCACCGACACCACTCTGGGGGTTTTTGTCGAGATTCGGCATTGTATACCTCTCTGTTGGCCGCCTGACGAGACTATCTCATCAAGCCCTGCATCCTTCAAGGATTATAGACTGGATAGCGATGGGGTCGAAGAAGGCTATAGAGCGGCCCAAAGCTGCTCTCGGGCGACCTTGGGGGTAGTGGCAGAGGTAACCAATTGGTCATAAAGACAGGACCAATTCCCAGCAATCCCATAGGAAGCAGCCCGCAACCGAGGAGCCAACCGCTGTATCAGAGCATGGTCCTTGGTGTTGGCAAAGCTCTCCAGGAAATCAGCCATCCGCCGCAAGTGGTTGGCATAGAGCCGAACAGCTCCGTTGACCTCAATCCAGAGTACCGCCAGGGCGAAGACCGCCGTCTTGACCAGCCGGGTATCAACATCCGAACCGGGAAGCCCCCCGTCTGCCTGAAGGGTGCCCAGGATGGAGAAAACGGCTTCGGTACTAGGAGCCACACCCAGGGTTCCAAAAGACACTTTTGCATGGACAGTCTGGATGTTCAGGTTACCTGTAAGAGATTCATAGTCCACATCTGAATCGAAACCCATGCCCAGACTTTGTCCCGTGAGTCCTTTTGTCGTAGACTGACTGGACCTCCAAGGGCTACGGGTTGGCAAGGCACTGTACGACAGGTTGCAGGAATACTGGGTCGGGTCCGGGGCGAAATCCATTGAAGCACTCAGCCTTGGGACCGAACCACACGAACGCAGCACACCATTGTTCATGCCCCAGAAATCTTGCCCCACCATCTCACCAGGCATTCCAACCGGAACCACCTGCTGCTGCATGGTTAGATCTGCCTGATCCCCAACCCGCTTGACCACAGCACTCAGACTCATCACCCGACTGGCGATCCCATAGAGAGTGGATATCTCCTTGAGTTCCGTCTCAAACAGCTTGCGAGAGGCTTCCGATCCCTGAGACATGTCCAGTGCCGAGTCCAGATCCGCCACCTTCCGACCTGCCCAAAGCAAGGCCATCAGACCATTTGCCGTAGGTTGAGGCACCAAACCTAGAGCCTCCACGGTGCTTCCATCAGCTAGGGTAAACTCGATTCCGATAGGTATCGTCTCCCCCGTCTGACCATTATCCGTGATTAGGACAGGGCGTCCCTCCCATACAACCGGGACATGGTGGTCCTGAATCTGTGCCTTCTTCCCCTTGCCAAACAGGACCGCAGCCCTCACGAGTTCCTGTCGAGGTTGCCGAACTGCATTGAACAGTTCCATTCCGGCGGCTATGACATCCTCATTGGCCCCAACCATACGTTGAAGCCCCCCGGTTCGCCGGGCCAGAGAAGCCAGAAAACGATCCTGACTGGCATCGCCAATGCCCAAAACATGGACCCTGGGCTTGGAAACAGCCATAGACTCGATAGCGAAACCAGTTCCTGCAACTTCTCCATCTGTAAGCAGGAAGATGTCCCCTGACTGGTTATTGAGGAGCTGAACTGCTTGGGCCAATGCCCCCTCCAATTCAGTGCCCCCGTCTGCCTGGATCCGGTCGATGAACTGAAGGGCCGTGACCCGGTTGGCATCCGTGGCTTGAACCAAGGTTTCATGGAACAGAGTGGGTGTGTAATTGAAGGAAACCAGCCCGAACTCATCTGTCGGAGCCAGAGCCGAAAGGGCAGCTTTCAGGGCCACCTTCGCCCGTTCAATGCGAAGGTTCTGCATTGACAACGAACGGTCAAGAACGAAGACCACCTTGCGAGCAACACCAACAGCCTTGGGAAACACGTTAGACGGTACGGAAACCGTCCAACAAGGGGCATCCTTTGGAGTCTTGGGATCGTCAGGGGTTGTGATCTTGGAAGTCAGAGCCTCGTCTGCGAACACCCCCGACACTGTTTCACGGGAACGGAGATCGATGACCAAATCACAGTTGGGCTTGCTACCGAGACCAGCCAGGGAGACCTCGGCAACCCCATCATCCCGAATACGGGTGGTAATCTGATGAGACGGGGAACCCACAGTGTCAATCTTGCCCATGCCCTCCAACGTGAGGTTGAAACTGACCTGGTGCAGCCCGAGTCCGGAGGGGTCTGACTTCCACTCGGGAAGGATAAGATCCCCAAACAGAGAAGCCGGAAGTTCGATCTTGCCTCCCTCTGGGGTCGCCGTCATCTTGGCTTGAGGATGGTAATTCGGGGCCAGCGTGAATGGAAACCGGAACCGGAAATCAGAATCCCGAGTGTCCACGGCAGCCACAACTTCCAGGATAATCTGGATCTCTTCACCGGGTCGGATCTGGCCAATGGTGAGGGTGACCATGCCGTCAGGGCAAACCTCGGCAAGCGAGGACAGGTGCCCCTTCTGAGTGTTCTCTTCGTATTCCTTGCGAGCTTCCTCACGGGGTTTCAAGGAGGACTCGACCTCGAACCCCTCACCCTTGATCTTGAAACGCCGGAGTGCCCCGTCCCGTGGAAGCATGAAGACATAGAGAGTCTCCAAGGGCTGGGTGGCATCCCCGGCGCACTGAAAGGCATGGGTCACCTGAAGCAAAGCTCCGGCAGGGGTTGCCTTTCCGGCCAGATGGAGCCGTTGCATGGCCAATTGCACAGCCTGATGAGTCTGGGCATTGACGATAGACCCGAACTGATGTTCCTGGACGAGATGGGCGAGACTCATTCTGTTTCTCCTGTTTCTGATGGTGTCGGGTCAAGGGAAAGTTTCTTGATGCTCTCAAGGTTACCCATGCCGACGGCTGGCACGTCGTTTTCGGATTGGCTCCCGGCAAGACTTTTTGTGACAGTCTGAAGGAAAGCCTTCAGGGCCAAGCCGATCTGGCGCTCTTGAACCACAGACCATGTGCGGGGCTGTACCTCAACCCGTACCGCTGGATGCGGACTAAAGACCAACCAGGCTGCCCCCGACGTTTGAACATCAAAGGTGCGTCCTAGCAAGCGTGTCTTGAGGGCCCCCAAGGAAAAACCCTCAGACTGCAACCTCCGAATCTGCTGAAGCCTCTGACAATGCTCTTGGGTGTAGTGGGCATGTGGGCCTTGTTGGGTCGGACCCGGCAACAGCCCTTCGGCGATATACCATCGGATTGTTCGAGCACTGTAGCCTGTTTGTTGGGCCAACTCGATCAGGGTAAGCTCGGGAGCCACATCCATAACCCCAGTATATTGCCAGTTCTCGCCACTGTCAAGAAGAAAGATTGCTGGTCAAAAAGCGGGGACGGGTAGAATATCTTGAAAGGGGAAGCCCATGTTATTGGACCCTGAGTTTGAAGCCATCAAGGCTCGTTGGTCCAGTGTGTCCATGTCCTCTCCAAGACGTGGAGCCGTTCCTGACGTGATCTACCTGATTCAGAAGGTTGAAACCCTTCTGACAGCAGCCCCCCTGAAGGTGGAAACCCTTCCCGTCTCTACCCCGGAGTTGCAGACGGCCATGATCGCAGCCTCAACCGTCATTCTCCCTGCGGTCATAACTGTTCGCTGTACCGAGTGCGGTCGGGAGTTCCAAGAAGTTGGCTGTTGTAGCGAGTGTACCACCCGTTTGAAACAGTTAGCCCCACCATGGCCCCTACATGGACATCTCGGGGATCCTCCCCCAACGGCTTAGCCCGACAACAGCCAGAGTAGTATGGGCAGGAGGTGCTGAAAATGGACTCGGAAAAAACGTGCCCAGCAACCGATAGCAAGAATGAGCAGGTGGCCTACGTGGTTTGCCTCAACTGTACGTGGACCTACGAAGAGTGCCCCTACAACCCAAAGGAAAACTAAAATGGCTTTCTTCGGCGTGACTCTTGAAATCATCGACACGGTACGACACCACCCCAATGCCGACCGGCTTGATCTGGCTACAATGAAAAGAATGACTTTCCAGTTCGTGGTCGGTCGGGATCAGTGGAAAGTGGGGGACTCGGTTCTTTACTTCCCCGTGGACTCCCTTCTGCCCGCAGGGATCGTTGAAAAGCTAGGACTGGTAGGTAGGTTGGCAGGTTCGGACAAGAACCGGATCAAGACCATCAAGCTCCGTGGGGAGGTGTCTCAGGGTTTGGTGGCGGATCCCAGTTCTCTCCTGGATGATGCCTGGATGATATGGGATTCAGATTCCTGTACACATCAGGTTAGGTCGCCGCACTTTGATGGTTTCAAGTCGCTCATGGACCACTTAGGGGTCACCAAGTACGAGCCCCCAATCAAGCTGACGGGAGTGGGAAACCTGCTCCTCATGCCGGACGGGGTCGGTGTGTACGACATCGAAGGTGCGGACCGTTATCCCGGGGTCGTGGAACTCTTGATGGATCAACCCGTCTGCATCACGGAGAAGCTGGAAGGTACGAACCTTTGGGTTCGTAGACTTCCCGACGGCACCATTCAGGTGGGACAACGGAACTATCTGATTGAGGAAGTACCCGCCGAGGGCAAAGCCAACATGTATTGGGAAACCGTGCGAACCGACGGGGTTCTTCCCATACTGGAGGAGGCGGCTGCCAAGTTCCCCGGACAAACCGTGGCGTTCCGGGGGGAGCTTCTGGGTCAATCTATCCAGGGTTACTACAAGGGCATGAAGCGGAACGTAATCCGCTTCTTCGATGTGCAGGTTGACGGACAGTACCTTTCGTTTGAGGCGTTTGTTGCTCTGATCCCACCAGAGCATCGCGTGCCCGTATTGTTCGCAGGTTCCCTCCGCGAATGGCTCGGGAGTCGAACCATTCAGGAAACCTCAAATGGTCCCAGCGTGTTCAGTCCGGGGCAAAAGCGAGAGGGGATCGTCATTCGCCCCTTGGTCGAACAACAGGTCATTGACGAGGTGCCCGGGTTCAGGGGCAGGCTCTTGATCAAAATGCGGAGCCCCGAATACCTGGCGGGGAGCGAGAACTAATGAAACGCCTGACCATCCTACGCGGTCTTCCTGGTAGCGGGAAGAGCACCTATATCTCGAAGACCTTCCCTGGAGCCACTCCGTACCACATGGCACCAGCCGAATGGTCCCCAGTTATCGTTTCAGCGGACCACTTCTTCACGAATTTCTCCACAGGGGAGTACAATTTCGACTCTGCCCGTATAGGAGAGGCTCACGCACAGGCTCAGATGAAACTGCTGCTTGCCTTGGAAGATGGCAGAGAACACATCATCGTGGACAACACCCATGTCCAGGCATGGGACTGGCAGGTGGCTGCAAAGTTAGCAAACCTCTTTGGCTACACCGTGGATGTCGTGGACCTGTTCGATGGGGGTCTTTCAAACGAAGCCTTGGCGGCTCGGAACACTCACAGGGTTCCAGTCGAAATTATCGCGGGGATGCGATTGAGGTGGTGGACGGCTTAGTTCAGGACAGACTCGCATAGTAGGGAAGCAAATGCCACTTAGTGTGGCCTAGAGGAACTCAAGATGGATGCCACTCGCCGTGCCTTCGATGCCCATTACGGTCCCGGTGGCCATTCCTGCCCTTGCTGCGGTGGTGGCACCCGTGCTGGTCGTGGTGGCCGTCGTCGTGCCCGGGCACTCTCTATCCGTTACGCCCGTGCCGTCCGTCGTACCACTCGCCACACCCTTCGTACCGGGACTCTGGACTAATTGTCGATTCTCAAGTAGGCGTAGGACCGAATGGCTTCCCCGTTCAGTTCCAAAGCGACTATAACTGATCCTGAGACAACACTATCTGGAAGGCCACCCCCTGCGGGAGCCTCCTCAGACAAACCTGACCCCGGTTTGGAGTTCATGGTCCAGTTGTAGAACATCGTGCCATAGTTCGGATAGGATGCCAGCTTCTTGTCCCACTTGAATGTCGCAGGGTCTGCGTTCGGGTAATGAGCCAAGACCGCCTTGATGATGGTCTTTGGTGTAAGGTGGGTCTCGAACATCCGCCCATAGAGAGGAATCTTGGCGACGGCCGCTCGTTTGTGAAGTGAATGTCGAGCAGCAACCCGTTGAACTAAAGACATTGTGGCTTCCGACAAGGCACCCTCCTTCATCACGTACTTGAACTGGAGATCCGAATCCTCAATCCAAACCTGTCCACGAACCCCTTCGAATCTTACAAGATACCGAGACGGGGAATAAGCCCCCGGTCCCATCTGGTCAATGAGTTGAGCAGACGGTCGTGACTCATCCACCAAAGTAACGGTACCCGGTACCCCGACAGGAACCGAAACACCACCTCCGTGTCCGGACTCCGCCTTGAACGGTTTGAGAGTCCGGACACGGGAGCCTCGACTAAGAGCGTGGGGCATGGATCACTCCTGAATGGCCTTTGCCATCTACTGTTTGGCACAGCATAGGCAAATCACCGACCCGAAGAACACCCAGTTCCACTAACCGTCCCCGCAAATAGGACACGTCCATGTAAGGCTCGTCCTCTGTGACCTCGAAATAGATCAGGTCGGGGGCTGCATTGATGAGTTCACGCTTGATGCGGTACTGTACCGTTACCAGCACAGTAGTCAAGGATTATTTTCCGGTACTTATGATGAGGACCGAAGGTGGAAAGTCAACACGATATAGAGCAACGGGAAGATCGGGGTGTAGTACGCCTCAACCTCGGCCCCAGTCGGATCATCAGCTGCCACGGTGGCCTTGATACCCTGGTAGGCTCCGACGATTTGGGCCTGTACCAGTGCCTTGAACATCATGGACAGACGACCCTCAATCTGTGAGAGCACGCCCGGCAGGAACTTGATACCAATGAAGTTCTCCAGAGTACCCCGTGCCTGCTGTTGCACCTCATCGGCAATCATGATCACCGTCGGGAGCTTGGTCAACACATTGGTCATGTCGGTTGTGAGTTCGTGGCGAACTCGTAAGAATGGAGGCCGGTCTTCCAAAACCGTAATGCCTGCCTGGGCCGTCTGATTCTGTTCAACCGCATCCATTCCCCGACCCAACTGGGTGAAACCAACCAGCATTCGGCCGGTCCAAGGTGTTGCCACATCCACATTCGGACTGACCACAGAACCTACAAGAGCGGCGGCCAGGAACGGACCATCAATCAAGTATTCCTTGGTCACGTCCAGATAGTCGGTCAGACTGATAAGGGCCGTATCCGGATAAACCATCCGCATACGGGTGTCCTTGAGAGCCTTGGCCATCGTCTGAGCCTGAACCGGAGACATTCCACCCATGACACCGACGATACTGGTTCTCTCCGACCGATACCGGATGCTGGACATCTTGTTGTTCGACCGTTTCAGAACCTGATAGAGGTCGGTCGAATCACCCCGGAGCGGAGTGATGATGTCTGGCAGAGCCTGACCCGGAAGCACTCCTTCCAGTTCGTCAATGGCCGTCCGATAAGAAGCCAGAGAAGCCTGGCCAGAATCTGTCGCCTTCAGAACCTGTTTCAAACCCACAATGACTGCACCGTTCGTGATGGCCATGTAGGCTGCCAGGGTCAACGGGTTCTCAGGGTCTACTGCTCCGTATGCCTTCTCGATGGACGACATCTTGGTGAAAAAGGCCGTTGTGAAATCTTCCTTCGTGTAAACATAGGTGACGTAGTAGAGATCCCCGATAGCCGGTTCTTCGCCACCACGTTCGTAGGTTTTCACAATGGCCGTGTCATTCACGGCCAGGTTCAGGGTGTTGTTCACCCGAAGTTCGACACCTGGAAGGGCATTGATCGGTGTGTTGGCATTGCAGGTGACGGTCTTGCTCACCTGGAACCGGAACGTCGCCGTTCCACCCGTCGGATAGGCCACCCACGGACCAGTCTGATCCGTGCTCCAACCCCGAGGCAGAATCGTGAAGGTCAGACCCGTGACCAGATCTCGATAGGTCTGCCCCACGATTCCGTCCTGGCCCACACCATTGTTGAGAATGGAATCGTGGGCAGAACCAGATCCGTTGACCACGTTCGAGACTACGAAGAAGCCATCAATGGCGGCTTCTCCGGTATCCCCATCCATGTTCACAGCATTGAGACCCGTTCCGGGGAACAAGGCGTTCCGAACACTGTTCAGAGTATCCCGCACCAGAACCGTACTGGCGGTTCCCAGATTTCCGGCAGCCGTTGGGGCGTCTTGGATGTAGAGATATGTTTCCCCAGACGCATCTGCCACCACTCCGGCCAACCCCAGATTGGCAAAACGGCTGGCATCCGAAGTGGTCATGTTCTGAACCCAAGAAACAAAGGTGTCTGTCCTGTTGTTCATCAGAGCAGAAGCTACTACTTCGGCTTCAGGCAGGGTTCGCAAGGCAATCTGACCGGAAGAGAAACCAAGGGGCACATTTGCCGAGCCAGCCCCAATGGAAACCTGTGAGGCTTCCGTAAAGATGCGGCTCGTGATTCGCAACCCGGCTCCTTCGAGTCGGAGCATTCCGGTTGCCATGACGAGTGCAATGGTGTTCCCGAACGGAGTGCCGGGCACGATAGACAAGGCCCAGGCAATCTGAGTGATGACAGAAGCCCCGGCATCCACTCCGTTCCAGGCCGGATCCACTGGGCCAAGAGCGGCTACGGTGCCTCCTGCACTTGCCTGGAAAGTCACACTGACCGGGGTACCGTCCACGTTGAATGAGAACACGTTGTTGGCAGCAGTGGCTCCGGTGCCATCAAAGAAGGTGGTGACCACCATGGAAAGGGCATTCATACCCCCACCGAAACCGAATTGGGCCGCCAAAGAAGCTGCACCCACGACCGCAGGTCCGGTCAAGCCCATGGCCCCCGTGGCCAACCCGGCCATGTCGTTACCGGTCTTGACCCCCAACCGACACTGACTGGTGACCTCATGGTGTGATGCCAGGGTACCTGCCCCACCACCAGGCACGAGCCGGTTACGCAAGATCAGGCGATCATAGAGCTTGGCCGACCCGGCTGCCGGAACCTCGTAAGTGGTGGCCACTGGCCCTTGAAGAAGAATTGCCTGACCGTTTGCGGTTGCCGCTGCCGTGTCGAACCCTGCCAGGGTGGCAAAAGTCCGGGCCGCACCACCCAGCGCAGTCAAAAGCTGCAAGAAGCCCGAACCATCCAGACCCGGAAGCTGAAGTCGGAATTCCAACTGATTCCCGGCATTAGCCGCGCACACGATGTCGAGTCCCTGATGGTTTGGCGATCCGCCCATCAAAGCCAGAATGGCGGCTACGACTTTGCCGTTGATGTGGGTTGCCAAAGCTGCCGGAGTGGCATAGGTGCCCGGATCAATGAGGATGTCTACAGTGAGCGCCCCAGAAGCAGCCCCGTTGTAGTAGAAGCGGATCTGGTCATTGACCGTAGCCGTAATTGTGATTGGACCGTTGAAGTTCGTGGCCCCAGCCAGAGCCGACCGAGCCGCCGGGTTGAAAGTGTAGTAGGGGGTCGCAACCGTGGGGGCCAGACCCGGTCCCCAAGCAGCAACCGTGGCTACTCCAGTGGCTCCGTCGTAGTCCGTGATCGTGCGAACCGTGCCTGGGGTAGGTCCACCCACAACAACATGTTGGCCAATGACAATGGTCCAACCGTTGTAATGGTCGTTCACGTTGATGCGAAGGCCCGCATTCAATGTGATAGTGGTCAGACCGCCTGCCGCTGGCATCCCCTGATGTCCCGAAGCCGCATCATTGATAGCCCGTGCAAAGAAACTGATGTCCTGAGCAGTATCTGTCCCGGTCTGAACGAACACCTCGGCGTTGTCAATGTAGAGACTGAACTCCTGTGAGGTGGTCACATCATAGTTCTGGCCCACGACCCCCACGGCTCCACCCGTGTAGGCAATCTCGTTACTCAGAAGATGGGCAAAGAATCCTCCAACATGGCCCGTGGCGGGAATGTTCAGATTGATGCCCGCTGAGGACGGCATTTCGGTGCCGTGAATGATAAGGCGCAGGAAGTCCGATGCACTTGGAACCAAGGTGTATGGCCCATAGCCAGGGAAGGCAAACCGAGCCGGGGTTGCCACCCGAGAAGCGAACTGGGCGGTAACAATCTCCTCAACCGGACCGAGGAAATCCGTACCGGAAACGGATTCAAAATGAACGTCCGAGGAAAGCTCAGAACCACTTGGGAACTCCAAGGTAATGCCCAGAAGCCCAGCCCCCTTAGACCCCTGCACGAAAGTGGGGTTGAGGACGTTGCTTCCAAGCACGTTCGTGATCTGATACTGCCCAACCCCGGATTGTCCGATGATTGTGGCAATCAGAGTGTATTCCTCGTCCACCAACATGTTGTGGTAGAAACTTGCATACACAGTAGCCCCAACCGGAACCGGCAAAGCCAGGGTGATGACCAAACCATTGACCTGAGTGACAGTCACTGGCCCCCGGAGTAGTGCATCCTGGGGGTCATAGCCCCAGTAGGCCCGAACCACATCCGGCCGATTAGCCGGAACATCGATCCGGCTGTTGGTGACACTCTGGAACAAAGACTGCCCGAGGGATGTGTCACGCCCATTGCCCAAGGTTGGATACATGGGCAACGTGAACTGTTGACGGGACGTGGTAGACACACCACCACTGGTCGTGACCACGCCCGTGCAGGCCGAGAGATACGTGCGGTTGTCAATCAGAGTTGGGATGACCTGAGTGTCATCAAAATAGTCCATGCCCGTTGTGTGAACACCTGAGGAAACCAGGGCTGCCGTTCCCCAAACGACCCGATCACTCTGAAGCACAAAATCTGACCCCTGAATGAAGGTGTTGCCACTGGGCACTTCACCACAGGATGTGATCGATGTGACGTTCAGGTGAGCCAGGTAATCAAACGTGTCCTGCCATGTATTGGCATAGTAGGTCATAGTCACGACCGCCCCAGCCTTGGGAGCCTGGGTCAGCGTGACCGCTCGTGTAGAACCGTCCACGGTTTTCGGGATGACCTGAACCCCGTCTACCCGAACCGTGACCTTTGAGGTGTCAGTGGTAGTAACACCACCGCCAGTGCCGTCTACGATGGGACCATTGAACACGTAGAATGTCGAAACTCGGTTGTCTGCCTGACCCGTTGTGAGTCCAAGGATGGCGTTTGCAGACGCCTCCTTGACCGACAAACTGTAGGTTGAGGTCAGAAGCAGCGTGGTTTCCCCATACGGATTCACATAGGTCGAAGCCGTCAGGGTTCCCCGAACTGCTGCCGTGATGGCCGCAGCCACCTGCCGCATGGTGTAAGCCGCGTTGGCCGGGATGGTGATCTGATATTCAGTTCCGTCCACCATGAGCAAAAGGACGTTGTTGGCCGGGATAGTAACCCCACCACCTGGACTCAGAATGTCCCCATGCAGGTCGAGAGTTGCCGTGCCGGGGGTCGGGGCATTGATGTCTACGATGCCCCTAGCAGCCCGAACGATGGCCGTTTCTGGGTCCACCTGATCACTCACATTGTCCACGAACAGGGTATCGCCACGATGAAAATAGTAGGTGCAACGAACCACGTCATCGGGCTGTGGAGCCTGGGCAATCTTCACCAAGCCCGTAGCACCACTTACCGAAACCACAACCACGGGGCTGCCGTTGATTGTGACTGCCACATCCTGACGATTGTTGGACGTGGTACCCGTACCGTCCCCAGTGGTGATGGGAAGGTTACGGATCTTGAAACGATCCAGAATGCCATCCCAGTTACCAAGGGTCACGGCCCCGAGAGCCGAGATGGATGCCACGGCACGACCCGTTTCATCCTCACTAACAACCCTCTGGTCCACGGTGGCTGAAGATCCACGGACGATCTCCAAATTGGTCTGAACCAGAGCCTCGTTGCCCTCCCCGATGAAAACCGGGAGTTTCAGGGCATCGAGAGCCGCCGCGAGCGGGCTATCAAACAAAGTCTTGGTGTAGACGCCTGGGGGACTGTATGCTGATCCAGGAAAACTCATAGCAGCACCTCCTTTACAAAAGTAAATCCTTTACGGGGTGTCCCTTTTCTAATAGCCTGATAGATGGAACCCTGGCTTAACCCCAGTGCTTTCCCGGCTTCAAAAAGCGACGGAAAAACTTGTCCGTCTGACCGCCGGATCGGTTTGCTAATGGCGATCAGCCTGTTCCGCCGATGGGTCTCAGAATGGGGTTGATCTCGATGTAACCGAGACAGTTTCCCCCTGGTTTCAGCAGTCAGGTGATATCCCTTTTGTCGTGTGGGGGTTGGTTCACTGTCCTGGTACGTCGGCAAGGTCAGGAATTTGGCATGGACCCGAAGATAGTCCTCCACGGAAATCCGCTGAAAGACAAAACCACAACATACACCTCCCCGTCGTATGGCTTTGGACACCGCATCCATATTGCCGGTAAAGCCCATGAAACGGGCGGCAGAGCGTGCAGAGATAAAAGGACGCCCGTCAGATCGTAGAAGGGGATGGGCATTCACCCACCGCAGAGCTTCCAGATGTGGACCAACCGGACACTGGCCCCCAGCATAACCGTTGTAACCAAATTCGGGATTGGTTGCTTGCAGGGATGCAATCCAGAAACGCTCCTGTTCACAAGCCTGCTCCGAAGACAACCCCTCTCCCAGAATTTCCCACACTAAGGCTTGTCCATACTTCCGCACGGCATGGCGAAAACGATTGGCCCGATGTGTCACCCACTTGGCGTTAGAGAGATGAGCACGTATCCGTTCTTTCAAGGACTTCGAGGTGAGTCCGATGTAGACCTTCCCGGATGGCGAAATAGCCTTGTAAACAAGATACGTGGACACTAAGACACCTCAAGCCCAAAAAACCAGCCAGCCCAGTCATCCGTGCATTTCCCCCGATAGGGGCCAACCTCCCGGTAGAGGCGTGGAATAGCTCGAAATTCTTACATTTTGTTTATCCCGAACGGTTACATCAAACCAACCTGGTAGACCCAGGCGTTTTGCGGCCACCATGGATGGCCTTCGAGACAAGGGAGCAGTCCTCTCCCTCTCTTAGGTGTCTGGGATATTGACTAACTAGCGGAGTCTTCGGGGGGCTTTTTCTTTCGGGCTTCCATTGCCAGATGGGTGATTTCGAGGGAACGCTCCATGACCCCCCGGGCTTCTGGAGATAGAAGCTGATAGGAACCATCGAGTTGTCGGGATAGATCCAAACCCTTAGCTCCAGGATGCCTGGCCAAAACCTTTCGTTTCACGCCAACACGTTGCTCGGCGACTTTCCATCCTTGTTGGGCATGGTCCCCAATGACTCGGTCCACATGGGCGTCGAACTCGGAGACCCCGGTATTCTGGGGTCCGGGACCAGTCGCCGTTTGATGAAACACCCCACTCACCTGAGAAGGCATAGACCGGGGGGCTGCCTGCTGACAGTTCGGGCATGGGGAGGGCTTTTCCCGGTTGGCAACTTTCACGGCTTGCTCGAACCTCAACCCGCACACATAACACTGAAATTCGTAAACCGGCATTTGGTGTCCCCTAACGAATGATCTCAAAAGCGAAGTCCCGACCGGCATAGAACGGATCAGACACCCATTCCAACCCGAGAGTCTCCATGACCTGAAGATTCGTTGTAACGTCCCCCACTTGCTCATCTGTGAGTCCAGCAATGACCCTGGACTGGACCAAGGTCACAGGAGACACACTTCGCAACAGAATGGGCAACGGAACATGAAGTGACCAATCCGTTTGAACAGTCAAGGAGAAGGCTGAGTTATAGAAGTAGTCATCGCCAGTCTCATCAAAGACTTCTTCGGACTCTCCCCCGAGCGAGAGGTCCGTCATCTCGATACCCTCAGTGGATAACTGAGACCTCAACACTGCCCAAAGATACATGACCGTCTGATCAGCTATTTCCTGCTGTGCATCGGGATCACGGGCCACCACATCGAAATCCAGGGTCAACTCCCATTTGCCCCCAAATTCCAAAGCAGCCGGACGACGGATCTCCTGAACCACCACAGCTAAACGGTCTCCCGTCGCTGCCCGTTGACCAAAGGCTAACACACACCCTGGAATGGCTCGGTTGTCTCCGCGTCCCCGAAAGAACTTATGAGGACCAGTCGAAGCCGAGGGGTGTCGATAATCTGCTTGCAGAGTTCGGCCCCCAGTCAGAGCCGTTGCCAGATTGATCTCCCCAGTGGGTTTCCCATCGGGACCGATTTCCAGAGAGTAGTTGACCCCCTCTTGAAGCATGTATCCGGCAGGCATTTCGTACAACCGCACCGTGCCTGCCAAAGGAGCATTCTGAAGTCGAACGGTGAAAGAATCCACCACGGTCACTTGTTCATGATACACGTCGAGCAAGGGGTCTACGTAGAACTCGTCATCAGCCGTGATCTCGATGTAATAGATGCCTGGAGGAGAGGGGAAAGACCCCCCGTTGGCTTGAATGGCCACAGAATCTTCCCGTATCCATTCCAGGGCGATGCCAGGGTATTCCTTGTACCGAGTCAAGAACACGTAGCTGTTCACAATCCCAACATAGTTGTCTGCCGACAAGTCCACTCTGGTGCCTGAACCGGTCTTGACGATGATGCCGTAGGAAGGGCGTTCTCGGAAACTGTACTTGCCCTGGATGTGATCGACGATGTCCCGATACTTCGGATGTTGGCTCCAATAACGGCGAAGCTCTCCCACGAACCTTCGTTTCATGCTCTGTGTAAGCTGGAAATAAATGGTTCTACCCCTATCTTATCTGAGGGTTCAGGAGTTTGGCCCGACCTTCTGGGGACCGTATCCACTCCCTAAGTTGGTCCTCTGTAACAGCAAAGGCCGAAGCCAGATGCAACGCCCCAGTTATGGTCCCTTTGATGCGGGTGATGGAAAGAGAATCACTTTCCCCGGTCGTCTGGTCCACAAAAAAGATAGCCCTTCGCAACGGGTCATCCCCAAGATGAACATCATGACCCTGTTTCTGAGCTTCCAGGATTTTCAGAAGGAATGCCTCCAAGGTGTTTCCTTCCACCGGAGGAGTGTTTTGCAGGGCAGGGGCTTTCTCCTCTGGGGGAAACACCTCCCCATGTAGAACCAGATAGGCGGCCTTTGCAGGTACCCATTTGGACCCAACTTGTACTGCCGGATGATAGTGGGACATCTGGAAACTAACGGGCACCATCCGAAACACTGTGGTTTCGACTCGGGCATCGGTTTCCACTTGAACAGTGAGAGTAACGGTCCGGGTTTCCATCGGGTGCCCCCTGAATCAACCTTGGGCCTGTGCCTGAACCAACATGCCGTAAGCGATGGCATTGAGAGGATCTTTGGCCAGCCGAATGCCGGAAATCTCGATGGGGAACCCGGCCTCTCGATGCTTGGCCAACACCCGCTCGAAGACCCCCATGAACCCACCAGCCAAAGCCGTCCCCCCAGCCACAACCAAGGGGATGGGTCGGGTCAAAGCAAACTGGTTCCCGGCGGCCCGAAACCGAGTGGCCACCTGTTCTAGGGCATAGTCAATGAGAGCTTCGTAGTAGAACACAATGGCCTGTTCGTTTCGGTCTTTGGGTTGGGTCAGATCAATACCCGCTTCCTTGAGAGCACACATCCGAGCTTTTGTAGAACCCACGGACTCAGCCGCTCGTTGATCGATCCAGTCCCCGCCACGGGAAATCGAAAATACGATGCCTGGCAGGGTGTTGATCCCCAAAGCCACATTCACCATGCCAGATCCCATAGACAAGCACAGCCCCGAGAACTTGTCCTCGGCACACTCGGAGAACACTATACCCATCCCCTCAGTGCTGGCTTCAGGGACATATCCCAACTTTCGTAGGATCCCCTCGAAGGTCTTCTGGTGATAGATAACATCCCGGTCAGCATCTATGGGTTGAGCAGGTACTGAGAAGACACAGGGCTCGTTTTCTACCACGGGCTCTCCCAGAACAGCCCGGATCAGCAAACCTAGAACCTCCAGACTGTCGGTCTCTTTCGAGGAGATCAAACCCGCAGCCAAAGGTCGGCGTGGCTCCCGCCCAAACACATTAGCTACCTCCAGGGCCGCATCCCCCAAGATCAAGACATCCCGAGCACGTTCCACGAAAGAGGTGTCCGAAATCTTGAGCATCTTCTTGGCTGAGACGGGCAGATCCAGAAACAGGTCACGCATCCGTTTGGTTTCAACACCTTTATCAGAACGTCGGGCTGCAACCACATTCATAGTGCCAATATCTAGCCCAACCCCTGCCACATTTTTCTCCTTGGCCATCACCCCTCCGTCTTTTTGCCGGTCTTTCGGGCCTTCTTGAGGGCCTTCACGGCGATCTCTACTGTACCACCCTCTGCCTTCTGTTCCGAGACGACCACGTCCGCCGCAGGTAAGGCTCCCATCTCAGGGATGAACTGGGGTTCGGAGGAGACCCTCAATGAAGAACCCCCAGTGATCATCTGAATCAGTTGTTGGAGAGTACCTGTGTCCACCCGAGGCATTCGGGCAGCCACTTTCTCAGCTAAAACATCCAAATCGATCTTGGCTTCCACTGGTGGTGGTAATGGGGGTTGCCAAAAGATCGGAGTTGGCTCGGGCCGGATCACATCCACCGGGGGACCAGGAGCACGTTCTTCCCGGCACCGTCTAACAAACCGAACATCGACTCCGGCTCGTAAACGCATGAGATCTTGGGAAGCCATGACCCTTGTAGCCGGGAGATACACCACATCTCCTTTTTCCATGACCAGATTCAGATCGTTGATCTGAACTCGTAGGCAGACACACCGGATCTCACCCTCAATCACGTCTCTGCTCCTGACATTTGACCCAACACTTCCTGGGTCATCATCTGGACACATTCCTCTCGGGCTTGTCTCATCGCTCGCTCAATGAACGTGTGTTTGGCAATCCCCGGATGAATCCAAGCCTCTTGAGTTGTCAGTGGGGCCACACGAAAAATCACCTGGCCACCATCTCCCTTCAGAGGGACCACCAAAGGGAGCCTTTTTCCTTCAGACATCCGACCGGTTGCCTTCATGCCCCGCTTTCGTTCTTCATCGGTCAGGGTGTACTGAGAGGGACTCTTATCCTTGGCTTCCTGTGTCAGCCACACCATTCGCCGTTCGGGGATGTCGCCACTGACCATCTCGGCAATCCCCCAGAAGGAACAGGTGACCTCAATGGTACTCTTGCCCAAGAGCTTGTACCCGAAAGACTTCCCAATGTCAGGCCCACCCTTTGGATCCCGGCCAGACCAACCCCGTCTGGCAAAATCCTTACGGGCCTCCCTGGACATGATGCGAACAATACACCGGGCCATCTTCTGAAGAAACTTGGGAGAGACCTCGGACCCGGTTTTCTTGCCCCAAGGCCCACCATAACTGCCCCTGACCCTAACCTTGACACTAGACATTCTGAACCCTGACTATTCGTTTTGATTCTCCCAAACCGGGGTTCGTCCTCTTTGCTGAACCTCATCTGGCCATCCGGCTTTCTCGGTTTGCATGGGCATCTGATTCTCTGGACCCAGCGGGTACGGAGCATAACCAGGAGTGCCACCATCTACGGGTATGGACGGTGCGTGTCGGAAGCCATAGCGTGTTTGTGGGATAACCAAGGAATCAACTCCCTCGATGGGCACCTGATAACGAATGTCCTGCTCATCAAAGTAGGCAATGGTGAAATGCTGTTGCAGAATGTTCCCTCGGTTACTCGGGCGACGAACGGGACCGATGGAGTATCTCTCATTGGTCTGTTTGACGATGAAATCCCGTTGGGTGACTAGCGGGCTTGGCCCGGTCCACACCTCATAGGTGTGTTCTTTTCGTCGCCCAAAAGGAGACTGGGAGATTCGGCGCTCAGCATCGTCGGGAGCAATGGTGATATCGTAAGGGCCTTCGAACCCCCCAACGTATCCGGTACCGTAGCAGTTGTGTGTAATCACCCCCTGGACAACATAGGTGTGGTTCCCTTCGACCTTTAAGTTATGAACCTTACCTATATAGGGGACACGATAAGTCTTCCGAATCTGAGTTAGGAGAACGTCCCCAAACACCCAACGACCCTTCCGATTGACATGCTTTGACGCAGGCTCCGCCCAACTCACACAGAAAGCCAATCGTCGTTTATTCCCTTTGGGGGTCAGGCTTTCAGCCTGTTGCCTGCGGATCAGCGGTTGTTCCCCAACCCGATGCAGCAACTCCGCAATCTGAAGGGCCAACACTTCGGAAGTCTGCGTGATCTCGTTGTCTGTTTTGGAGCCATCTCCATCCCAAACACCTCGCAAAAGCGCCCATGCTTTCTCTGGGGGCAAGTGCATCAAGTCTTCAGGGATACGCTTATTGAAGCACCTGGAACCCAACCAATGGGGAAACCATTCAGCCAATGTGGTGCTCGACACCCTGACATCGACTCCGTTGCCGGGCCTGGTTCCAATCACAGGATGGTAACCCCATCGCTGGAACAGATCCATTAGTCGATCCTGAATGGTTTTTTCTTCACGGTGGAGGGAAAATCGGAGATCGCGGCTCCCTTTACTGCCATCCGCCAGATATAAACCCACCATCCAAAGGAAATCTTCATCAACCTCGAAACGGTCAGGACCAAGCCGGGGCATTCCGGGATGAGCGGCTTTGAGAAACTCGGGGGGGATTCGTACTTCCGTAAGGTTTTGGATCTGCTGATCCCATTGTGCCACAAGCCAGTTCCCTGAAGAAAGACCCTCAGCACCATCCCATTGGAGGACATGCCCTGATTCCGCCTCACCTTTTAGGTAAGTCTGGATAGCCTGCTGGGCTGTCGCCTCCGAATCATAAGTCCCAAGCGCCTTTCTACCTTGACCCCGGCCCCCATTCACTTGAACCCGTGCCCCCCACCGACCGCTAGGGAGCAACCGGACACTACCCGCTGTATACAACCCATCCCCATCAGAGATGTAGGTATTGCACTTCGGACCACAAGGCCGCCGAATTTGCTTCTGATGTGCCCCTTTCAACACCAAGAACGGGTGCTCCGAAGTCGCCAAAATGGGTCGGGTTGCCACAGAGGGCAGTATAGAAACCAGGTCCCCCCTGAAATCTGATGCAAAAGTCTTGGTCACCTCCCGGAAAGTACCGTCCTGAGTCAAGACCCGTTCACCAACCCGTACTGACTCAATGGGTTGATACCCGGATTCTGTCCGAACAAGGGTCCCAGGAACAAAACATGTCAAACAACGGTTCGAGGGCTGCCCCCCAAACTCTTTGATTCTGGCATCCATCCCGCAAGTGCAAGGAACCCCTGCCAACTTTCGGATGAAGTTCTTGACCCGTTCCCCACCCTGTTGAAGGATCCATTGGTTCCGCCGAACTGCCTCCCGCCAGATGTAGTCAAGTCGCTCTACCGAAGCCGAAGACAGAGGTTCACAATAGGCTAGATCGGTTTCACGATAGCCACTGGGGGTTGTGGCATCTATGACCACCGTGGCCAGTCGGTAGTGGATGGTCGCATCCAGCCCAGACCGGACATGGTTTCGGTTTGCATAGTAGTTGATGATCACAGACGCGGTTGCTGTCGGGAGCAGGGCTGGTTCGGATTTCTCTGTGGCCTGGTCGAAGGTAGGCAAATTGATGAGAGTCACCTCACCCCCAGACCCGAAAACCTCCGAAACCTGAACCATGATCCCGTTGATATAGACTTCCACATCAACAGGGGAGTTTGCAACCGTGGGTTGTCCATACGGCCCCTGGGGACGGGCTTTCACGATGGGGTGTTGTGTCCGAAACACCCAACGACGGGTGTTGACCCCATCTCCCTTGGAAAGCCAGGCTGTGTTCCAATCTATTGTTTCCTGAACGAGTACGTTGTCTGTACGATCTCGCCAGTAGGTTCCCCCAATGGGGAAGTCGTTGAGTCGGAAATAGGGTCCACGGTCGCTCACATCGGACCGATAGACGTTCACCCCAACAACTACGAACCCGGCATTTCGAGCAAGGACAGCAGGATTGTCCCAATGTAGGTCCAACACCCCGATCATAAACGGATTGATGACCGTCCCATTGGAAGGAGATATCGGTTGATCGGTTGGTCCTGAATCCCATCCGGCGGCCATAAAAGGCTCCTCTAGGAAACCGGAAGCTCTTTGCCGTCCGGTCCTACGAGACCCAGACGAGCAGGCTTCTTGACTCCCTGAACAGGGGCACCCTTCTGTTCCGGGGATGCCAGGAGACGGATCTTGCCATCAATCCCCACCTGCCATTGTGCCCCGTCTGAGATACCCAGACGTTTCCCGACCACCTGCATGGCCTCATGGGCCTGTCGCTCGAACTCTCCCAGGCGTCCAATCAAACCTGCCTTCTGGATTTCCAGTTGGCCAATCTGAAGCGTGACCTGGGTGCTCTGTTGCCGCAAGAAGTTGAGTTGTTGAATCTCATTGATTTCCAGGTTCCCGATGACATTGGGATCCTCGGGAGGTGCTTCCCCAGCCACTTCAGGCTCGCCCGTGGGAAGCGTTTCAGGAGCCGCATCTTCATTGCCAAGTGTCTTGGTCGTGTCGTCCATCTTCGTTTTTTCTCCTCCCCTGACGTAGGGGTGCCTCATTCTACCCTTCTTCGGGTCTTTCTGACTGGGGCATCATTCAGCTACCCAATCGGGTTGATAACCAGGATCCGGAGCAGGGGGTGCCTCTGCTTCCGGCGGAGAGACCTTCAGGCCACCCCCCTTACCCCATCCGAGGAGATGGTGTCGTTTCTCTCGACGGGCCTTGAGATACAACCATTCCTGGTAGGTCTCATAGACTGGATCCTGTTCATCTGGGGGCTGCGCTGCCCACAGATATTTTTTGGCCTGGTTGTCCAACTCTTGAAAACGACTCTCGATCAGAGAAGTGCGTATGGCTCGCACCTCCTGAGCAATAGCCTGAACTTCTGGCTCTTTTTGGACCGCCTCTTGTTGGATCTGCTGAACCTGTTGGGCTGCCTGATTCACAACCAACTGGACCGAATCCTGTGCATCAACCTCAGTAATCACCGGTACATCCGAAACAGTCACTGATCCTGGAGTTGCATCAATCATTGGGAGGGGTTTCGAGGACTTGGACGGGTATTCAGACAGAGAGAATCGGACAAACCAGGTTATCCCCCCAAGCAGCCCCAAACCAAGGATCAAGAGCAGCCTATCGAGGCAGAAGCCCCTTGATTTCGGTGAGGTTGGTGTTGATGGCATGTATCTGTTCCTCCAGTCGAACAAGGGCCAAGGCACCCGCTTGAACTGCCGCCTTGACATTTTCAGTAGCAGCCAAGTCCTGTTTCATCTGAGCCATCTCGGTTTTCTGAACAGCCAACCGAACTTCTAAGCTGATCCCCCATAGAAGCAAGGGGATGACCAACACGGACAGAATCTTGAATAACATGTCCATGAGTTTCATGACCGACCCCTCCCCCCTTCAAGGATTATAGACGAATTCAGCGAAGGGGTCGGGACTGGCTGGGCAGGAGACTACTTTGACTCAGGCACCTTGATTCCGAACGGGAGTCCACCTTTTGACTCGGCCTCGTGCTTGAGTTGGTTCACCTTGGCGAGAAGTGCGGCGTCCAACAAAGCTTCGGGTTTCGTCCACTGATTGAACTGCAACTGCCCGTTTGCGGTCTCCGTGTAGGGGATGAAAATCATGTTGTTGTCCCCATCTGCCGCATGGGACATGGTCTCCAGTTGCTTGTAGGCAAGATATTGAGGGCTGATTGAAGCCCCGATGAGCTTGTTGTAATCCGCGACCATCTGGGCTTCGATCATCTCCTTCTTGTAGTGAATCCCCGCAAGTTCGACATCTGCCTGTGCCATTTCCACTCTCTTCTGAGCCTCGTTGCGGGCGGTTTCGATTTCGACGGCTGCTTTGGCCTTGGCTTCCTGTGCCTGAGTTACGATATCGGGGAAGTCAAAGTTGCCAATGGAGATTCTCTTGACCTCCAGCACGGAATCCTTCGTAGCATCCCTCACGGCGGCCACATACTCTTGAATGATCTTTGCCCGCTTCTCAACAATCTCCGAAGTCTTGTAGGCTGAGACAACGGAATGTTCCTTCTCAACCGCCACTGGCTGGACGTACATCTCGAACAGTTGCTTGACTGTGAACCGTTTGCCTGGTATGTCAGCGGGTGACAACTTGACGAAAACCTCCTTGATCGCCGCCTTGTTCCCGACAGCGGGACCAACTAAGATGTTGACCGAGAACTTGAAGTTCAGGTTGTCGGCACACAGGATTTCTTGCTGTGGGATCTCGAAAGCCTGGTCCGTGGCTTCGAACAAGTAGAGGCGGCATCGGCCCCAGCAATCGTGCCGTCCCGGCTGGAGCAGGTCTTCCGTAAATCCACTAGCCTCCCACGTTCTACCGATGTGCCCTGCGGGTACGGCTTCAGTACAAGCAGACAGAACAAGAAGCACCAACAAGAACCGGCGCATGAGGATCTCCTTCAGTCTTGGATGTCCGGATTGAGCATACGGGTGCGGAAACTTTCCACACCCTCAAGTACCTTCTGATCCCGATCCTCAACGGCTTCGGTTTCAGCCGCTCGTTTCTCTTCCTGTTTGGTTTCCCGTTCCTCTAGTCGTTCCTGTGGGGTCTGTGGCTTGACGGCCTCCTCAGCCTTGTGGAGGGCATCCACGAAGTCCTGTCGGACGGGCTGAGCAGCATGAAGATCCGGTCCAGGTGCCCCAAGGGTGGGACCAAGCATCAACAGGAGGGGTGCCGTGAACCACAACAGTGTGAGGACACAAGGCCGGAAAAAGACACGAACAGTCTTTTTGAGAAAGAAAGTGGTGTTTGTCCCGGAATCGGGATCACTCGACCGTCTCACTTTCAAGAGTGCCTTCTCCCACTGTTCCAGGACAAAGATGGCGGCGAACAGCATCAGGAAAACAGGTAAGGGGCTCTTACGGGAAAGAAAGTGACCGTGTTTGTGTCAGGTTCTTTGGAGATCCTGCGAAGAGCTTGCACCCAGTGCTCGAACACGAACATGAACGCGAACAGCATCAGGATGCCCGCCCCAATTCCGAAAGCAAACCGACCGTAGACCGTAGGTATCAGGTTCAACATGGCTCTCTGTCCTTTCCCTGGTTAGAACACCGTGACCGACTCATCTTCACCGGATAAGTTATCCACCCAATCCGTGAAGATCAAGCAAATAGAACACGGGGTCTCCAGGCCATAACGGTTATGG